CTTTAAAATTCTATTTTCATATATCAATATTTCTTCATTAATCCTATCTTTTATATCCTCTTTCTTTTCTATATCAGGCTTATAATCAACATATCCAACTGGCTTAGTGGAATCAGGATTTATTTTTTTTACTATTTCTATATTATTTAATTGTTCTTTTAAAGAATCTACCATTTTTTGAAAGTTCTTGTAATTTTTTAAAATAACTTCCACTTTCCTATATGGAGATTTTAAATTATTTATATTTTTTAAATCTTTAATTTTTGTTTCTATCCTTTCATCTATGATTTTATATATTTCTTCTTTTTTCACCAATTCCACCTCTTCATTTTTTGTACTTTCCATTTCTATAAGCATTCAATTTTTCTATATGCTTATTAAAATCTAAGTCTGTAACTTTGCATAACAATAATAAATTTATAGTGGCAGTTACTAAGTCCAATGCTTCAGCAACAAAATTATCCCTGTTTTTAACATATCTAAAATCATCATTTTTTATCTCAACTTCATTTAATAGTTCCTGGTATTCTTCTTTTACTTTCCCAAGTTGAGCCATTACTGTTGCATATGATATGGATTTATAATTTTTTAGTTTATTTAAATTAATCTTTTCTTTATCTTTGCCATGCTCCCAGATATGTGTTTCTAGTATGGTATCAATTCCATAGAAATTTTTTAGATTGTTTATAAAATCTTGAATAACTTCCTCTTGTTGCTCATCATTTAAAACATTTACAGATTTATAATACATGTTTCTAGTTTCTTCTATACCATTTAACATATATTTTATTTCTATGTTATATTTAATCATTTTACTCATCACTTCCAAGCTAATATAACTATTGATACAGCTTCCACAATTGAAATTATACCTAATCCAATAATTATAACCATAAAATCTTCTAACCTTGCTTTTGTTGAATTATGTTTATCTTTTTCTTTAAAATAATCATCTTTCCACAAATTAGCTTCTAGTAATGCTCTTTCTCTTGCTTCTCTTGCTTCATTAGCTTGTGTTATATAAAATGCTCTTTCATCTTCAAGTTTTTTGTTTCCGGTGTTTAAAATTTCAATTTCTTCTTTTAAACTGTCTATCTCTTTCATATAAGCCTTATTGTCTTGCTTATTATGTCTTAGATTCTTAACTAGATTTAATAAATAATCTTCACATTCTTTTATACTATTTAGCTTAGAAGCATTAAAAGTAACTCCAGCTTCCTTGTTAGCTTTTGTTATAAAAGTTCTTAAATAATCTCTTGTTTCTATTTTTTTAATTACCATCTATTTCTCTCACTTCCTTATTTTTTCATCATATTTCTTATAATAATCTTTATATTATGCATAACATCTTTGATAAGTTGTATAAACTGTAAAAAAGTAATAATAAATGCACATAAAAATGCTATCAATAACGGTGTAATCAGTATCAATAAAACAATTTCTTTAAATTCCATTATCTCACTTCCTCATAAGTTGATTCAAAAACATCTTTTTTTACTTTGTAAAATTCTCCATCTTGTCCCTTGATAACATAATCTCCAAGCTCAACAGTTACCATTGTTTTTCCATAAACATCTAAATCAAACCTTTTAAAACTTTCAATTTCTTCTGTCAAAAAATCAATGTCTTTATTCTTATTTTCATACTTATTATTTTTATTAATCCATTCCAAAATTTCTCTTGTATTATTTTCTGTGTATTGAATCGCTTCTATTAAAGTTATTTTTTTATATTTCTTAATCATAACTACTCCTCTTTTATAAAAGCCAACCAATGTGTCTTAGCTCTCTTATTACCAAACAAAGGGTTAACATCAGTTAGTTTTAATATTTCATTAAGTTTAATTTGTTCCTCATTCCATTTGAAAATCAATATTCCATAATTTTCGAGAACTCTAAAACATTCTTTAAAACCTTGTTTTATATCCTCTTTCCAGTTATTACCTAGATGGCCATACTTTTTAGCCAACCAGCTTTTTTCTCCAACTTTTAGTAAATGCGGAGGGTCAAAAACTACTAACTTAAAACTGTTATCCGGGAAAGGTATATTTCTAAAATCTCCTATTACATCAGGTTTTATTATTAGTTTTCTTCCATCGCAGAGAGTATCTTCAAGTTCTCTATTATCCATATACACTGTGTCATCTCTCTCTTTCTGAAACCAAAACATCTTTGACCCACAGCATACATCAAGAATTTTTTTCATTATTGTTCTCCTAACAATTCAGGGTTTTCATAAATATTTCCTACAATTTCACAACCTTGTGCAACAACATCAATTAAATCAAAAGAATACTCTTCAAAATCTCCCTCAAATTCTGCTCTAAAACTTCCATTTTCAAAAATAACTTTATAAGGTTTATCATTGTTTCCATCTGATAAAATATCTCCCTCATAAATTTCTTTATTATTTTTATCTTTTAATCCTGTGTATTGCATAAGAACTATATTTTCAAAATAAGCTCCTTTTATTTCTTGTCTATTATTTTCATAATCATTATCAATGTAATTAATAACTTTATTCATAAAATCAATTTCTTCTACATTAACTATTTCTTTTTTTTCTTTATGCCAAGCTCTAAATTTAATCTCTCTCATCTTCTTCCTCCCAATCAGCTATATGCTCCTCAACTATTCCAAAATTTAGGCATTTTGGACATACAAAACCTACAAACATATCTCCAGCAAAATTACCTTGTTCATCTGTCATTTGCCTATAATCTTCTATAATTTCTGTTTTACATTCTTTACACTTCCACATTATTTCCATCCCATTCCTTCATGTTCTATAAATTTCTCATCTAATATTTTTCCACAGTCTCTGCAAACTAGAAAAATTTCATCTCCTGATAAACATTGAAATGTACTTTTCTTTTTCATCCATCCTTTATTTTTATGTCTACAAAATAATTGTTTTAATTTTATAAAACTCATACATTCCTCCTAATTTGAACATCTTCCCGACATCAGCAAAACGATAAACTATTGAATTTTTAGCATTTTGTTGACTTCAACAAAATGTTTAAAGTACCTCTATTTCTACTCCTGCCCTAACCTTATCAACTTCAAAACCTTTGAAAATTGGTATTACATTAGTAGAATCATCATCTTCTATATATCCATATTCTTGCATCAAATCAAAAATTATTTGTGCAGCATTGATATAGTCAAACTTTCTTCTGCTATCTCTTATAAAATAAAGTTCTATTTTATAAGGCTTTTCCTTACCTTTTAGCATTTTAAAAAACTCTGTTTTATTAAATCTCCAATCCATTTCTGATTTATCTATATATTTTCTTACAATTTTAGAATTTAAAAGCAACTTTTTACCATTTTTTAAAGTTACAAATTGCTTACTATTTTTAGAACTTGGAGTATTTCCAGCTATAAATATCATTCTTTATTCCTCCCAAAATGATTTACTCTTTGGCTTTCTCTTAGTTTGCCAAGTAAATTTAAACTCTTTTAACATTTCATTAAGCCTATCAGAAATTTTATTAATTCCCTTAAATTTTAAAAACTCAATCATTTCTTCAGCACTTAAATTTGTAGTTATTATCATTGGCTTTTCTGCATTATATCTAACATCAATAAGGCTATTTATTTTTTCTTTTCCCCATTCATCAGATATTTTCTCACTTCCTAAATCATCAATAAAAAGCATATCAGCCTCTTTGGCTGCTTCCAATAATTGACTTTCAATTTGAAAATTATCTTTTATGGTTCTTAAATATCCAGCTAAGTTAAAACTTAACACTGTATAGCCATGTTCAGTTAAATAATTGCATATACAATTTGCTAAAAATGTTTTTCCAGTGCCACAACCTCCTCTAAACAATAAACCATCGTTTATTTCAAGTACCTTGTCAAAGCCTTTGACATAATTTTTAATTTTTCTATACAATTCATTTTCTGTCTTGTTATTTCCTAAAATTGCATTTTTAAAATTATCTTTTCCAGAATTTCTGCTAGTTATTGATAATTCTTTAAACTTCTCAATTTTAGCTTTTATTCTTGCTTCTTTTTGACAAGGACATTCAATATATTTTGTTCTACCTTCTGAAAATTCTAATAAAGTTGGTTCTCCACATTTTTCACATTTAGCTAGAACCTTTGGCTTATTATTTTCTTCTGGTATATTCTCTATAAATTCTTTAACATCTGTATTTTTAGCTATTTCTTCTATTTTTTGAATACTCAATTTATCCTCCTCTCAGGATTTCATCCATAGTTTTTGAGTAGTCTTTTTCTTTTTCCTGGTTCTCTTCTTGATTGAGGGAATAATTATCTCTAAGACAGGCTATAATCCAGCCATCAGATTTATTATTTTTATCAGCATATAAGAATACTTCTTTTATTCTATTTAAGTCAGAACAATATTTAAGAACATTATCTATTTTTATATTTCTAGTTTTAATTAAAAATTTAATTTCTTGTCTTATAATAGTAGCAACAGAATTTTCTTTGTTGTTATTAGTATTATTCTTATTAATATTATTCTTATTATTTATTATTATTAGAGTATCCTTAGGGTTACTGGTAGTAGTATCCTTAGGGTTACTGGTAGTAGTATCCTTAGGGTTACTGGTAGTAGTATCCTTAGGGTTACTGGCTAGATAATACATGGTAGCTTTACCATGGACTTTTTTACTTTTAATTAATCCTAGACTTTCTAGGTCTTGAATAGCTTTTGTAATTCCATTTCTTTTAGATATTTTTAAATCTTCTGCTAGAGAATTATAAGCATACACAAAAAAAATTTCTCCATTTACATCTGTAAACTTTTTTTTATTTTCTTCTAAGCAGGATACTTTATATCTATCTAGCATCAGCATATATATAGAAAATGCTGTACTGTTAATTACTCCATCCCTCCATAGCCTAAAAAGGCTTTTAGGGACTTGGTAAAATGGTTCATTATCTTTCAAGTCCCTTACCTCCTTTTACTATTTAAAATTTAAAGCTAATAAGACAAGTATGGCACTTTCTAGGAATAAACCTATTATTAGAGCTATATTAAATTTGGTTAATTTTTGATTTTTTTCAATTTCTTTATCATTTTCATTTAACCAGAATTTAACTCTATTTTTATAATAATTTTTCCAGTATTTGACATCATTTAATTCCCATTTTAATTGACCTATTTTATTTAAAAGTTTCTTCATATTCTCTTCTGTTACTTCTATTTTTTCAAATTTTATTTCTATGTTATTTTCCATCTACATAAGCTCCTTATTTTGTTAAAAATATACCTGTATGGTCTTTTAATTGTTGTCTGGGAATAAACTTTCTGCAACTTTATCTATATCTTTGTTATCGCCAGATTCTGTAATAAATTCACCTGTTTCAGCATTAATAATATCTCCATTATTTTCAAGTGTTTCAATTTCTTGAACTTCTGTACTCTTATTATCTACAACTTTAAATGATTTTTCATCTTTTGCAGCCATTTCAAGAAATTCAACAGACACTGGTAACCATTTTAATAGCTTTTTAACTACTGTTTTTTGTGCCATTTCTTCAAAATTCTTATTCCATACATCATTTTTATATGACCCTTTTCTGTACTTTTCTTCATGATGTGTAACTTCATCTTTTGTCATATATTCAAAAGCCTTAGCACCATCTTTTAGAATTGCTACAGCATAAAAGCCTTTTATTTCTCCTCTTTCATCAAAATTTGGCTTATGTGTTAATGTTCTTGATAATCCATACTCAATGTTAAAGTCATCATTTTCATATACTGTATAACTGTATATATCAGATAATTGTCCACTTCTTCTTAATAATTCAATTAATCCTTTATAACCTATTTGAAACTGGCACTCAACTGTGCCAGCTTTCTTATTTTCAAATGGTATTAAATAACATTGTCCTAAAGTACCAGGTTCTAAACCAAGTTGAGCAGATACCATTAATGCACCTAATAAGCTTTCTTGGTTACATTGTGCTAACTTTGGATTTTGTCTTATAGTTGTTATTGCTATTCTTACAAATCTGTCTGAATTTACATGTTTTGGTAGTGCTGTTGCAAATTGTTTTGCCCCTGCCTGTATTACATCAAATATTGTTTTAGATTTATTTTCTTTTTTTGCTACTGATGTTCCATTAGCTCCTGTTAAACTGTTTTTTGCTGTTGTTGTACTCATTATATCCACTCTCCTTATTCTTCATCTCTATTTTGATTTTTTGGTTTTCTGCCTCTTTTCTTAGGCTTTTCTTCTTCTATTTCATCTGTTTTATCAACTTCATCTGGATTATCTTCTTCTTTTTTGTCAGTTTTATCTTCTAAAAGATTTTGATTACTATTACCTGATTCTGTTACTTCTATATTTTCAACTTCTTCAATATCATTTTTTTTATCTTCATCAAATAAAGATAAATTATTATTAGTTTTTATTGATGCCATTCTTTCAAATGCTTTTTCTATACAACTGATTGCTTCTGTTTCTATTTCTTCAATAGTCATATTTTCAAGTTCTAAACCTTTATTTAATAACTTTTCATCAAAAACTTCTGCCCAAATAGCTTCTTCTAAATAATATTCAACACCATTTATTTTTGTTTTTGGTACTTCTTCTTTACAAACAATATTATTAAAAATTATTGTTGTTTCACTTAATTTTTTAAATTCCAATGATAATTTTGTATTTGAAGTTTCAAAAACCAATTTTGTTTTATCTTCTTTGATTTGTTTTTCAATTAATGACCAACCTAAAACATTATATTTACTTCTTATAATTTCATCTGTATACCATTTTAAAATATTATCACTTATCATATTCAATTCCTCCCTTATCTAACCATTAAAAATTTTGATGTTTTTTGATGCTTGCTTTCTAACTCTTTATATTGTTCCATTAGTTCTAAGTTTTCTTTTGCCATTGCCTCAAAATCAGGACTTTTTTTGCTTTGGATATTAAATTTTAACTTTCCAGCAACTCCTTTTTGTGTTTTATTATTTATTAATTCGAGCATAATTTGCTCTTTGAGTAAATCTTGCTCTTTTTTTAGATTATTAATTTCCTTACCTAAATCTTTTACTTTTTGTGCTTTTTCTTCTAAATAAGAAAACTCTATAACTTCATTATTTTCTATATCCATTGCCTTTTTCTTCAGATGATTCATATATGCATCAGAGCCATCTGGCATTGGTGGTATTAATTTCAAAATATTTTCATTGTAGAACTCACTAGCTTTATTTCTAATAAGTTCTATATCTTCTTCATTTCTTTCTATTTTAAAATCTTTGTAATGGTTTCCACCAATTAAAACTGCTATATACGCAAATTTATAACCTGTTAACATTAAATAGTGTTGCACCTGAGCATAATAATATTGAGGAACAACATCTCCATCCCAATCTTTGTAGTTAAAAGCATTTGTGGTTTTAATTTCTAAGACTCCATATTCTCCATTTTCCTTATCTTTTAGAATACCATCTAAGTTAGCTATAAGAAAATCATCTATAACAGAATAAGGGGCTTGATACACAATAAATTCTTTATGCCTTTTCCCAAACTCTTTCATAATAGTAGATTCATGTATATGTCCCCAATAAGTTGATTCATTTCCTTCAAATGAGATTCCTTCTGTTTTGTCTATATATACATCAATAATACTTTTGTATTTATTAACTCCTAAAATTGCTCCTATATCACTTCCACCAATTCTTTTTTCTCTTAAAGTATGCCAGTCATCTTCATTATCATAGCCGTATATTTCACCACAGCTTGATAGAGAGGTTTGAAACTCTTCTTTAGACATTTCTATAACCTCTGCTTGTGCGGCAGCAATATGCTCTTCTAATTCACTTTTTTTCCATTTACTATATCCAACAAGTCCTAAACTTTTTGCTTCTTCTCTTAATTCTTTAACTGTCATAATCTATTCCTCCATATCTTCAAATAAAGATGATTGTTCTAATTTTACTTTTGCTTTTTCCTCTTCTAATGTTTCAAGATTTAATTTAGCCTGGTTAAAATATGCTTCTTTTAATTCAATTCCCAAACTTCTTCTATCCATTTTTAGTGCCATATATTGTGTACTTCCAATTCCCATAAATGGATCTAAAACTATATCATTTGGATTAGTCCATAGTTCTATACATCTTGCAATTACATCAAGTTGTAAGGGACATATATGTCTTTCATCTTCTTCTGATCTTGCTTTTGTTCTATTTAATGTATTTGTTTGTCTAATATCCATCCAAACTGGATTGGCATATCTTCTCCATACTTGGTGAGAATAAACAGGCAATTCATTATATTTTTCTTTTTTTTTTACTTTTTCAGGATCAGGTTCTGGTCTATCTCCTTTTATTCCTTCTGGTTCATTTTCTCCATAAAATCTAGTAAGACCTTCAGGATGTTCTATTCTTTCAGGATTTTCCCCATCTTTTCTGAATGTAACAATATAATCAGGTAAACCATTTCTACATAAACTTGAATCTTTACATAATTGTTTATGTAATAAACCTAGTGCTTTGGTTCTTGTTGCTTCAACTAATGGATCTTTATATATAGTTACTTTTGAATGGTATATAAATCCCACTTCTTGAAATAATCTTATTATTTCTCCTGGAAAATCTTTTAAACCTATTACTCCATCTTTTGATTTCATCATAGGTAAATCCATACAATGAATACTTATTAATCTTCCTGGCATAAGAACTCTATATAATTCTTTTACTAAAAATCTAAAATGTTTATAAAACTCTTTATCATTTTTGCTATTTCCCATATCTCTATCACTATTTGAATAAGTATATAAACTAGCAAATGGTGGACTAAATATAGAGTAATGTATTGAATTATCAGGTATTCCTTGTATAACTTCTACACTATCTCCATGATATATTGAGTATTTATCTTTTACTATTTGATTAATTACTTTCATTGATTGACACCACATCCTCCCAATAAATTATTTCCATCCCTTTATGCTTTGCATATCCTAATTCAATTAAACATCCCTTTGACATTTTTATTTTTTCAAATTTTGGAATAAGAAGAATATCACACTCATTTAATAGATTTAAACATAAATCTATCCCTTTTTCATATTCCATATTATTGTATAAATATCCATAATTATGGATTGGTGATATAAAATTTGGTTTATGAAAAATATTTTTCTTTATTAAAAATTTTATAAACTCTTCTACTTTCTTTTTATTTTCTTCATGCCCATCATAAGGATGAGCCACATATATATTTAAAGTTTGCATATCATTTCCTCCCATTTTGGTAATATCATTTCTATTTGAGGTATATATTCAGTTACTATTCTTGATGTTGAGTGTAATTCCTTTTGAGTTATTTCCTTAGTAAGTTCTACCATTTGAGATTGCATATATTTTGCATCCTCTTCTTTTCTTGCGATATTTTCTTTTACTGTTCCTTCTTTTGCCGAAAGAATTATGTAAACATTTACTTCTTTTACTTGCCCAAATCTCCAACATCTTCTAATAGCCTGATAATATTGCTCATAACTGTCAGATAGTCCAACAAATATCATATTGTTGCATTGTTGCCAGTTCATTCCAAAACCTGCTATTGATGGTTTTGTAACTAATGATTTTATTTCATTATTTGAAAATTTAATCATTGTTTCAGCCTTATATTTTGAATTATCTGAACCTTTTACTTCATAACTCTCATTTATATACTCTTTTAATTTAGCTGATTCATCATTTAAGCTACACCATATAAGCCATTGCTCATTTGAACTATTAACTATATCAGCAGCTTTTTGACATCTGATATTTAATGTTTCTTTTCTTACATTTCTTCTTTGTGTAAGAGTCAATTTATCATTAGAAAAATCAGTACCATCAGCTATAATTTCAAATATATTTAATTTTGGTAATGTATAACCATCTATTTCATATCCTAAACTATTTGGATTATCAATAAATACACACCAACTAGCCATCCATTGCCAGAATATTTTATCTGCATGCCCTTTTAATCTCCATTTTGATGTATCACTTCCATCATGAATAAAGTACATTGATAACATTTCATTTCTTGTCATTATTCCTAAAAATTCAGCATGATTTCCAAGTTCCATATAGTCGTTTGGAGCTGGTGTTGCTGTACATGCTAATCTAAAAGGACAGTGTGAAAAGTTTTCAATTATTTGATTTCTTATTTTTCCAGTGAAACTCTTTAATATTGAACTTTCATCTAAAACTATTCCACCAAATTCATTTGCTACAAACTTATCTAATTTTTCATAATTAGTTATATTTATTCCAGGAACTACATCTGATTGACTTTCACATATATTTACATCAATACCAAATGTTTTCCCCTCCATTTTTGTTTGTGTTGATACAGCTAATGGAGCAAGAATTAAAACATTTTTTCCAGTATGTTCATATACTTTATTAGCCCATTCAAGTTGCATAATAGTTTTACCTAAACCACAATCTGCAAATATTGCTGCTTTTCCTTTTTTTAATGCCCATCTAACTATATCTTTTTGAAATTCATATAAATTTTTATTTAGTTCTTTTTTACTAATATCAAACCCACTACTTATAATTGATGTGGATTTGTTAAAAATAAAATTTTCATATTCTTGCATTGTCATCTCCTTTTATGGTACAATTCAAGAAAATAGAGTTATCTATTTTCTTTTAACCTAAACATCTAATAAACTTTGGTCGGTGCTATTAGATGTTTTTATTTTTTTATAACTTTTCCCTGCTAAAAAGTTCAACCAATGTGGTTTTATTATTAAATATTTCCCCCTTTCCTTTTCTTGATCTTTTATATAGATACAACCTGGAACTTCATTAGCTTGAATTAAGCTATAAACATCATCTTTATTTAATTCTCCATTTGATAAAGCAACAGCCTCT